ATTACCAATATCACCAGCATCAACAAACTCACCAGTGATCATATCAACTAAAATTCCCATATTTCTTCCTTTTCTTTAATTTACTGTAGTATTATCTCACACTTTTTATGTTTTGTCAACACTTTTTTTAGAACATTTTGTTATATGCTTATAACATTTTGCAGGTTTTATACCATAAGAACTGCTGTTCTTCGGTAATCGGGTCACGAAATCGGACCTCTTCAGCAAGACCACCATTGGTCAGTACAGCATAAGAGAGGAATTCAGGGCTGAATCCTCGTGCTTTGATTGTGTCGCCAGCATACAATGCGATACCAACTTCACCTTCGATTTTACCGTCACCTATGTGAGTAATCATTTCTCATTCCTCATTGATTAAAAACATATTATCCCATATATTGAAAGAAATGTAAAGCCCTAAGTCATTGATTTTAAAGGGGAAAAAAACCCTCGATAAATCAATGACTTACGAGGGTAAAAAAGTAACTTTTTTTAGATCGATTTGGAATAAGCATATAACTAATGGGAGTAAAGAGTGGCAGACTTCGTTTAACGGGGGCGACCCGATGGACATTATTGGACATTACCCACATGATGAACTATTGTGTGGCAGTTTGCACATAGAACATCACATTTGGCAATTTCTTTTAGAATATTTTCTTTACTTTGTCTAGTAACATTATCAGCTAGTGTAAATGTTTTAGTGCTAGGATCTCTGTGATGAAAGACTAATGCACGATAATCATCGAATCCACACTGTACACATGAAAGAGTTTGTTTATATTCTCTGTACCATTTTCTTGCGTTGGTGTTTCTTCTTCTGTTATATTCACTATGACAAGGCTTACATTTTGATGAAAAATAGTGCTTACCGTTGCCGTGAAAATGTTCTAACGTTCTGGGGAGAGTTTGAGAACACTGAGTGCAAGTTTTAAAATGGGAACTGTATTTTTTTGAATTGTTCGACATAATCTTTATCTAATCCTAGTGATATCATTTGGGAGTAAAGAGTGGCAGACTTCGTTTAACGGGGGCGACCCGAACGCATTTTTGTGTATTGGTTGGGGGCCTGCCAGCCCCTCCTCACCTAGACTTCTGAGTCGCTAGGATGACTCCTGCAGTTGGTCGGGCTGAAGGGATTTGAACCCCCGACCGCCTGGTCCCAAACCAGGAGCGCTACCAGACTGCGCTACAGCCCGATTATTCTTCCTCATCATCCCATAAATCATCAGTCATGTTGGCATCTTCCCACCAATGAATTACCTGATTAAAACCCGAACACATTACACTGTACTCGTTATTCGCAACCCATTCTTCCAACATATCAATCTGTTCTCTGGTCAAATCGGGAACATCACACTCAAATAGTTCTTCGACCATTTGTACAGCGGAGTCATAGATTTGTCCTTCGAAATACTCTTCAATTTTGTGAATTCTATTAAACATTTTTACATCCTTGGTAAGTCATTGGTGGAAGGGGCTGGATTCGAACCAGCGTAGCCATCGGCGTCAGATTTACAGTCTGATGGTTTTAACCTCTCACCCACCCTTCCTAAAAGCGGGCGGGGTTGCCCCCGCCCTAAAGGTTACGCTGCTTCAGCAAACTCTATTGCAGAGTTAATTGCTTTAAGCTTCTTAGTCTGATTTAGACCAAACCATGCCGAAGTCATGCGTGTGTCAGCGCTGCGTCCTAATTGATGGTCAGTCATATACGTGACCGCATTAAGAGCATTCCACCATGTGCCGGGGGCAATATCAGCGCCAGGTTGAGTATCAATAACTTCCAAAGTGTTTTTAGCAGTCGTTGACAACTCTTTCACATCAGTCACCTGCTTGCGCTTGGTATTTGCTGCAGGAAAGACTGTGTTCAAAAATGTAACAAGATTGTCTTGAGTGTATCGCTTAGTGGCTAGAAAGTTAGCCGCTTCTTTGTACTGCTCAAACTTCTCATGAGCCAATCCTAACTGTTCTTTGACTAGTTCTGGATTGAATGCTTTACGATGATTGACAATTGCCTCATTACACGATTCCATATTAAGTGAGTAATTCATCGTATTCTGACAAACAACTCGTACAGGCGTCATACGAACTTGTGCAGACTTGCCATAGATATGGGGATTAGAGAATAACATATAGTTATCAACTTGATCCTTACCTAGAACATCAAACGATTCTTTGATCTTCGCAAGCACCCACACAATCTTACCATCTTTAAGAGATCCTGCAGTGTGCATTTCCATATCACCAGCAAGGCAGAACTCATTAAAGAAATTGAAAGCATCTTCGTTTTGAATAGGCTCCCAATTCTCACCAACCATTGGCGCAAGAATTGTAGAGTCTGATTCACGAATCAACGCACTAGTACCAGTAGGAATCAAATCCATATCTTCCGGTGCCGCATACGTAGCAACTTTGCGAACTCTCCAATCAACACCTGCTTTCTGCATCATCTGCATTGGTGTTAGATCACTAGACACTGGAACTCCAAGACCGTGCCAAGGAACCTCACCCGCATACGCCATTGTTTCTACTTCATGTGACATTATCTACTCCTTTATTGTTTATGATGTAATCATAACATCATTTTAGGGAAATGTCAAGTAAATTACTCACCAATTGTAATATTTTCGAAGATTCTATTGTATTGATTGTTGACTCGAATAAACGTGGTACATTTACTGAGTTGTTTTAGAGTACGGGCACCAACATAAGTACAAGTACTGCGAAGCCCACCAAGAATATCATGAACGATGGCGTCAACGGGCCCACGGTAAGGAATTTCCACAACCCTTCCTTCACTTGCTCGATAATCTTTGAAATCATCTTGCGCCTCTTTGGAACTCATTCCATAGAATTTGACTTTGTTATTTTCTATGACACCTCCACCTTCATCACATCCAGCGAGCATGCCCCCTAACATAACAAAATCTGCTCCCGCTCCAAAAGCTTTCGCTACATCGCCAGGGCTGCTACAACCACCATCAGCAATAATATGTCCACCCAGACCATGTGCTGCATCAGCACATTCAATAACTGCTGAAAGCTGTGGGTAGCCAACTCCCGTTTTGATACGAGTTGTGCAAACAGAGCCCGGACCAATTCCGACTTTAACGATATCTGCACCACGTAAAATTAACTCTTCGGTAATATCTGGTGTAACAACATTACCAGCTATCAGTGTTGTATTAGGAAACATTTCCCTAACTTCAGAAACTTTACTGAGAAAATGCTCACTATAACCATTTGCAACGTCAATACAAATGAATGGTATTCTAGTTCGTGCAATATCGATTTCATAACTAAAAACTTTTAACGTATGCATATCATCTTGACTTATACCAATTGATAAAATGCTATTCGGGACCCCGAAATAACCATCATCGTATGGTCTTGATGATTTGGTCAAACAAGTCCACATGCCAAACTCTGATAATTTTTTTGCCATCTCAACTGTACCAACACCATCCATATTGGCAGCAATGATAGGAATTCCTGAAAAGTTTTGACCACTATTTCGAAATTTATAAAGTCGTTTTAAATCAACTTCTGAACGACTTCCCATCGTACTTCTTTTCGGTCTAAACAAAACATCACTATAATCTAACTTCACATCACTTTCTATTCGCATCACTATTACTCAATAAAAATTATAAGATTAACGCCTTTTTCTGTAGTCTTCTATCGCCGCTTTGATAGCATCCTCAGCGAGCACAGAGCAGTGGATCTTAACGGGAGGCAGTGCCAATTCCTCAGCGATTTCAGTATTCTTGATTTGCCCAGCTTCGTCCAGCGTCCGCCCCTTCACCCACTCGGTGAGTAGCGAACTCGAAGCAATCGCCGATCCGCATCCGTAGGTTTTAAACCTAGCGTCTTCAATAATACCATCGTCGTTGACTTTAATTTGCAAGCGCATAACATCCCCACAAGCAGGTGCACCGACCATACCTGTGCCGATATCTTCTCCGTCTTCGTCAAACCGACCCACATTACGTGGGTTCTGGTAATGATCCATTACTTTGTCTGAGTATGACATTTACTTAGAATGTGGTGGTTTTTTCACTTCCACAAACCACTCATGCTTTCTACTAACAGGATTATATTTTTTCATCCTAAACTTTTCCATCTTTTTAGGTTTACTCACTGTGTAGTGATAGTCATGAGATTCCCGAGTTTGTCCTTCGGGAATTAAATAAACGATATCGTTATCTTTCCTAGCCATTATAACCTCTTATTTTTAAGAAATGAAATAAACTCCGGCCAGCGAAAAAAACCGTTACGAATATGGCAGTAGAATAAACCATTGTAAGGTGGATCCAGTTTTACTGGGATATCTAATTCGGTTTGCGTCATTTGCTCATCACCCTTAAGTATAATAAATTTTCGTTTTTAGTAGTATTCTTAACTCTATGAAAGACTTCTCGAAGTACTGTTATTGTTGATCCGTTTTTGACAGAAAAGACTGCTTCGATCTCACCCTGTCCTTCGTCGGGATACCTCAAGTACATTTCACCTTTACCATAGAAGATAAAAACTTCATCTTGCGTCGTGTGTTTGTGTCCGTTAGTTTCGCAACTAGGATATAATAATGTACTACTCAGCACAAATCCTTCAGCAGAGTAATCATCTCTTATTTCATATTTATCGGAAACTTTTGTTATGTTTCCAATTTTATATATAGAATTATTCACCTTCAGAATGCTCCGTTTGATCTGAAGGATAGCCCTCATACCATCTTACTAGTGTACTCACACGGAAAGATCGCCAAGCATTCTTATCCACACACCAGACAACTAGATGATCGGATTCTTCTTTCTGTTCTAAAATTTCAGGAACATTGTGGTCAGACAGTACAGTGTTCAACGTACATGGCATCACACGTAACTCGCCCGTATCGATTTTAGTAAACTCTACTGTTACCACGCCCAGTTTTGCTGCATCAACGAAGCCCGCAATTGTTGTGTGTTCACCCATCAAAAGTCTCCTTCTTTCACAAAGATACCGTCAATCATCTTACCTTTTCTGTCCTTGATGTCCATCCAAGCAACTTCAAGGCAATCGGTAATATGCAAATCATTACGTTCCATAATATTAATCATAACAACTAGCATATCACCTAAGTCATCACGAATGTCTTTACCTTTACAAACACTGTCACTCAGTTCCCCGAGTTCTTGCATTAGTTTGAGTACTTGATCTTTGTCTGTACTGCCATCAATTAGGTTCCGATCACGGTGCCACGTTTTGATACGTGACACCATAACATCAGTAATTCCACGAGACTCGCCATTCCAAGTATCGTTCATGCAGCAGCTCCTTGCTTATTATACGACTTACAGTAAGCAAGCAGATTCTGAGGCGTAGAGATTTCGTATGGGTCACCTTCTACATTATCACCTAAACCCGCTTCAGGGAAAAATGCTTCTACGACACCGTTGTGTACGACCATCGCATACCGCCAAGAACGTTTGCCAAATCCGATATTGTCTTTGTCTACTAACATACCAATTTCACGAGTGAAAGTTCCAGATCCATCAGGAATGACCTCAACAAAATCTAATTTTTGACTTTTTGCCCAAGCATTCATTACAAACGCATCGTTAACAGATATACAATAAATGTTGCTGATGCCCAGTCCTTCAAACTCAGGAAACAACTTTTCAAAGTCGGGCAGTTGATAAGTCGAACAGGTGGGTGTGAATGCTCCAGGCAATCCAAACAGAATAGCTCGCTTGTCATCAAAATAATCAGCAGTAGACGTTATCTCCCACCGATAAGGATTTGACCCTCCGATATTTTCGTCTCGTACTCGTGTGTTAAATAACACGGATGGTAGTTTATCACCTTTTCTAATCATAGTATAACTCTCCTATTTCATTACAATATCATATAATTCTGAAATGTCTGCAAATTCTCCTACAACTTCAGCCATATTTTGTTTGTGGTAGATCTTTGCCATTTTACCTAATACTTTCTTTGGAATATCAACTTCCTCCGATAAATTAGATATAGCATCTCTCACGAAATCTCGTTCGGCTTCAGTACGACTAAAAGAATTTGAAAGTTCTTCCATACATTTTTTAATTTTAGCACGGTCTTCCAAACTTGATGGGATGATAATTCCCGACATAATATAACTCCTATTGTTTACCAGTGTGCAGCGACTAGATATTTTTCTAGTGCGTATGCTTCGACTTCCCAAGGCTGTTTATCATAGGGGATTTGCAAACCTCCTCTAGGGCCAAAGGGAACTTGCTGACCTTTCCATCGGGTCATATTTGCATTCAACTCGCCCCGAATGTATTGACGCACATGAGTCAATTCGTGAGCAAGTGTGCTTGCAATTTCTTGTGGAGTTTGAGGACGAAGCCCTCCTTTTCCGCAAATCACTTTACCAACTTCTACGGTATACGAATCTTCGTAGTCACCAACTCCAGCCCACCCGTAAATTCCATCGCTAACGGCGATACTGAATTTGATATGGATATCTATTTCTCGTTTTGTGAATTGTCGAGGGAACAACTCGTCAACAACTTCTTCACAGAACTGTTGATATGCTTTTTTGCCTCGGATTCTGCCTTGGAAATACAAGTTGATCATGTTCACTCCTCATTTCTATAAGCATATTCTACCAAAAATGGGCGAGAATGTCAACCCCCCGTCTAAGTCGTTGATTCTTTTGGATTTATTATTCCCAAAACATAGTTTTCTGCTACATCTTCGGCATAATGTATTGAATGGACACGAACATCAACCACCTTTACAAATTCCTCATTTAGATAAAATTCAACATAATATCCACCTTCATCTCGTCGGACCTCTGCGATTCGTTCACCATCCTCTGATCGGTATGTTGAAATGTATGTTTGATCTTTTTCGTGCTTCATATTCTTGCCTCCAAAAATGATATCCCACTGTCTATCAAAATTGTTTCGAGTTTCAATGTACTGTTCTTTGTTTGATACGGCGAAGGGTCGCCTTTTACTGCCTTTACCACTCATAGGTTCATCTCCAAAAGTAAAGCGCCTCATTGCGAGGCGCTTGTTAGCGGGATCACCCCCTTGTGACTTGTTCTATAGAAGCATCAAGTGTCGCTTGTCGTTTCATAATCTTATATGATGCTTCACTTTTACCTTTTTTATTTAACTTGAAAATTCGTCTTCCAAGTTCCCTAGAATGTTTTTTCAATCTCTCTAGTTGGTTTTCTCCCATAGGCAAGTCTCCTTGTTAAGTTAATGTTACCATAACAAATGGGATTTTTTGGGGTGACCTCCTTAGTTTTTTAATCCTTCACTTTTATTTTGTTTTAGACTATCTGGTACAAACTTGGTACCAAACATTTGATAAAGAATGACTGCTGCGAGCCATTCTTTGAAACCATATTCAATATCAAGAGAAAATAGTGTGTTAATTGCCCATACCATAGACAATGGAAACAATAATGCGACTAGAATCGCAAACCCTAAGACTATCAGGTATTGTCCGGTGGATACTTCGTTACTCATATATAATCATCCAAATCATCAAAGTCCTCATCGTTAATATTATTTAGATCAATTTGGTCTAATTTTTCACGAATTTTAGACTTCGCTCGACCTTTTTTTTCATTGAGTCGCTTTTTCTTCGGAACTTCGTCATCGTAGTTGTCATAAAACTCTCGAAATCCTCTATAACCCGCTCTGTCTTTATTTTTAGCCATACTACTTTCCCAAATCTTCACCCTCAAAAATTTCGGGCATTGTGTCTTCTATTAATTTTCTAGTGATACCTTTGTACTTTAGTTTTTTATCTTTGATAGCAATAACCAACTCTGCTTCTTCTTGAGATACACTTTCCAACAATTCAATAAAAATAGACTCTCGTTTGATCTGTTTAAGATTAGGTGAACTGCTAACAAAGAAATATTTGAATTTCCTCATTTCCGACCTGAGTCGGTTGTATCCGAAATTATCCGGAATGTTGAGTGGTGTATATGGAGGATTACCTTTAGGTAAGTCAAATACAATGCTCTTGTTGAAATTTAGTCTTAGCAACTCTTTCACTTGAGGCACTAGTCTAGCAATCGTAACAATTGCAGTTTTCCGCTCAGTCGCTTTTAGTTCTGAAATATGGCTAAAAATTTCAGGCAAAGTCATTTTACTCAAATCTATGGGACGCTGTGGCATATTAAAATTCCTGTAGGTGTTCCATCATGTTTTTCATTTTGTTTTGTATAAAGTAGTTGAAGAGTTTACTCCTGTCTCTTCTAGGTGCGTCTTCATACCCCTGCAAAATATTTTCTTGAAGTTCTTGGGGGATCTTACTCAAGTCAATCAATATTTGATTGCGATTGTAATTCCTCAACATATCTGTCGTACAAAAATCTTCAGGATCTTGCGTTATCCAAGTATTTAGTTTCTTTGCGGTGATGGGTTTCTGCCTTGACTCCGTAACAAACGTATCGTCATTGGACAAGATGTTGGGGATACCGTCGCTTCGATCACCACGAATAATATGCTCACACAAGAAAGCATGAGGATTACATTCAGGTCGAATCAACTTCTTAGCCATGGGGCTATACTGATCTACGTTGATAAACTTCTGAAGCTGCATAAAGTCTTTATCGCTAGACAGAATCAAAATTTTAGGTGTCTCAGAGTTTTTAAGGAACACCCCGTACTTATTACACAAAGTTCCAATGATGTCATCCGCTTCAGCGCCATCCACTTGAATAACTTTGTAAGGAAAATTTTGCTTTAACTCATCCTTGATCTTGTGGAGTGTCTCGAATATCAACGCCCAGTTATAAGGAGATGCTTCACGTTCCTTTTTACGGGATGCTTTGTAATATGGAAACAGACCTCGGCGCCAATAGTTTTTGTCATCTGCGCATATGACCATGTCACCATATTCACTACCGAATTTTGTATTGTACGATCTTAGAGAATTCAGCACCATATGGCGAATCATATTCTCATCGACGTGTTTAGTTATACCAGGCTGCATCATCAGGTTCGATATCATCACCTGGTTCAAATCCACGAGTATCATTTTATAGTTCTCTTGTTATGAAATTTTCAGTACTATTGTATCAGAATTGAAGCGACCTGTCAAGGGCTGCTCTTTAGTTTTTAGTTCAGGTAGTATCTTCTTCAACTTGATTTTACCTGCACCTAGCAGTTCGGGAAGAACTACTTCAGGCTTGCGCAATCGCTTTCCTATACTAGACTTAGGATCGAAGTTCTGTAGCGTCGTTCCTTTGAACGTGAGACCTCTAGCATTGTCGGTGTTGTATACACCAAGCAACTTAGTCTTTACGTTGTACGTCCACACTTGAGACGCACCAACGACTTTCTCTACTGGAAGACCAGTCAAGTTTAAATCTTTGTGTTCAGTCAAATAATTTACTTTCGCAACAATCTGAGTGACAGGCTTTTCTTTTATTCTGCGTCTCTTACGTGTAGGCTTGTTTTCAATCGCAATCTTATTTGCTGCAGATACTATGTCATCATACAACTCACTTAACTTACGCAACTGAGGCTTCTTTAAGTGTGAGTATGCTTCTTTGATCTGTTCATCGTCACCTCTAACTGCAGCGGTGATTTCTCGTGCAGGCTCAACAAACATATCGCAGATTTTCTGCAAAACAACAGAACTCAGATTCTTACTCTTCAAGTATTTTTCGATATCATATTTTTTCTTGAAGTCGGATGATTTCAAATCATCGATAAACCCTTCGAGTTCTCCGGCTTCATCACGGGCTCGTTCTAGAATTCTATCTTGAATCGAAATCTTAGGTGCAGCAGATGCCTGTACTTTCACTTTCTGTTTGTGTGGCTTTTCAGTTAATAATTTTGCATAGTTCTCATCAAAGAATGATTTTGTGTGATCATCAGGATCCATACCTAGCATTATCATTCTTGCTATCCAACCAACTTGTGATGGCACTTTAGATTCAGGTAAAGATTTGAATCTCTTAGCATCTTCTGTCAGTTTCATATGCTTACAATATTCGAGCAAAAAATCTTTTGCCTTCTTTTGATCATAACAGTAGTTATAAAAGTTGAAAGCATCCATTAACTTACTTTTACTAAAATCATTATTCCAAGTGGGCTCAAATCCCATTCCCATAACTTCTTTAGTTCTAAGTCGCTTAGCCATTATAAATCCTCAAGAAAAAAACACGGGTGGTGTTACCCACCCGAGAAAATGAGTCAAACCAACTCATAAGGAAATTTTAGTAAACGGTGATAGAAGTTTCAACACGCACATGAGCACCAGGATGTTCTTGGAGAATAACTCGTCTGGTAGTACCTTCATATGAGTACCAAACTTCATAACCTGTGATGTAAGTTCGAGTCGTAGGAACAGGAATTTCTCTACACTCGGTTCGAGTCTGAGTGTGTGTCACTGGAGAATGTCCAACTACAACTTGACGCATACGATCTCGCTGAGAATGTGCACCAACTAATGCACCAACCACAGTCAGCGCATCTTTACCACTCCCACCACCGAACTGGTGTCCGACCAAACCCCCAACGATGGCGCCTATAACAGGAGCCGCAGTGTTGCGCTCGTATCCATAAACAGGCTCATAGTTAGTGATAGGGGTCTCTACGTTGTAGCAATCACGTCGATATAACATTTCTGTCCTATCTACTTCGATAGGTTTTACTTGCGTAACTTCAGCCAGAAATACATCCGCTTCGGCGGAAATTGCAAAAACAACCGAAGCAATCAAAATAATTACTGTAAGTGCTTTTTTCATTGTTACCTCTCCTATGTCTTATACTGTGTATCTTACCAAAACATATAGTAAATGTCAAGCCGAATAATGGAGAAAAAGTGGAAGTTTCACAATTCTTTAGCCCCAGAACGATTAATTATCATATCTTTAGGGTAAATTCCTAACCTAGCTCCGGTATATCTAATACCGTCAATGATAAATCCTCTTCCAGCTCTAAATGTCGCACCTAGAATGGCTTTATATTGTCCAGTCTTGAATTTTTTAGCGTCTCCATTATGAACTAAATGATCAGAAAAGTCAAGCTCAAATAGCTCTTTATTTTTTACAGGCTTGATGATAGCTGATCCTTGACCTATTATCGTCACATTATCAATACCAAATTTTTTACCATATTCGGAACCAAATATCGAAAGATTTATAAGTTCATTATCTTGTATATACGAATAGACGGGATATATCAAAACTCCATTTTCTATCAAATTACTACATTGAATCAAAAACTCTCTAACTTCTGGATGATTATATATCTTTACGCCGGCTTGTTTTGAAACTCCACCGTATTGCTGAAAGGCCTTTGCTCCTCCAGCTTTTTTGTGAGATATGTAAATCTCATCTCCCTTTGCGGATACTATATTGAAATCCGACTTTGCTTCTCTACCTAAGAATTTTTCTGTAGTGTTGCGGGTTCCTGTAATGCCTTTGTAGATTTTTCTTTTCGGATCTCCCTTAATCCTCAAATCAAATGGTCCTACTTGCGCAACAATTCTTTTTATGATTTTATCCAATTCCGCAAGCGCAATAGCTTCTTCTTTTAGAACATCTGTAGACGTAGGCTTTCTGATTTTTGTAATTGGAATAAGCCCATTTTTATTATTATATCGAACTTGCGCATACGAAACTTTATTGATTAACTTCAAACGATTAGATCTAAGTTTGAAACCATCTTTTTCTTGTAGTCTGAATAAAACTTTTTTTGCTCGTTCATCCACCATAGAAGCTTGCATATTGTTCTCAATTACAAGATTCAAGTCTCTCCATTTAGGATTTTTTCCGACATACTTATCCCAAGCAGGTCCACCAGCAGTCGTTCTACCAGACAGGGTTGCCATAGATTTTAGATTTTAGCTTTGGTTGGGGCTTTTTTCTTAGCTGGCGCCTTTTTGGCAGCAGGTTTCTTAGCAGCTGGCTTTTTCTTAGCTGGAGCTTTCTTAGGTGCAGCTTTCTTAGGCTCTTCTTTTTTACCAAAGAAAAGTTCTTTGAGTTTGCTAAACATAGCACTACCTTATAATTATGGGTGTCTACTATTTAGTCTTTCGAGCACCCGACTTTCGCTTTTCCTTTTCTTCTTCTAACTGATCAATCTTCTTCAGTCGAGTTGAGACTTCCTTAGCAGTCATCCACATATCTTTACCTTTGATTAAGGATTCAATCTCTTCCTTAGTCATAAACTCTTTGTACACGTCGTGTAACAGGTTCTCGGTCCACTTTCTTTCATGAGTAATCTGATCGTACATCTCTCCACCTTTACCGAATGTGCCCCCAGAATAATCGTGGAACATAAACACTGAATGATCGCTTATTTCATACGAATCTGCTGCTAGGAAAATCATTGTGGCTGCAGACATACAGTAGCCCTCAACGGAACAAATGATATGCGCTTTACAATCTCCCATACAGCGAATGAATTGAATTGTAGACGAAACATCACCACCAACTGAATTAATGTGGATGTAGATGATATCATTCTGTTGTGCGTTGCGCATAACGTCAAACGTATCGATGTATTCTTCTGACTGTTTGATGTCACCATTCAGATAAATGTTGTAGATGTATCCGATTGGAATGGGGTTTCTTACAATATTTGTCACATTAACTTCTTTCATAATATCACTCACAATACATGATTCCTATGGATTTTTGCTCCAACAAAAGAATTGTAGTATTCCTCAGGCTTCAATAAAACATCAAACTCCATTTGATACTTTAATTCCCAATAACTACATTCACCTTTCGTTTTACAAAGTTTCAAGATCTCACGCCTAAATCTCGATTCACCACTTTCTTCAACTAGTAACTTTACCTCTTCACTAGATCCAAAATATTTTTGCCAATCCGACTCGGACTTGACGATTCGTTTTCTTGTCTTACCTTTAAGGGGTGGTTTCTTCTTTGTGCTCCAAAACCACTTCTTACCGATATACTTTTTGTTGTTATCCGTGTCAGTGATCTCATATACAAATCCGTAATAGTCACCAATCATTTCAGAAGTAAATTCTTTACTTTCGTATATCCACATTATTCCTTTAGCAAATCATCGTCATCATGCCACTCAAACATCTCGTCATCCCAATCTTCATCGCCATTAAGTTCATGAATAAAGTCATCGTCTAATTCTGCAGTACAGAAAGGACAATGTTTGGGCTCGGTCTCAACATCCACGTAGTCTAATAAAAACTCCGAATTACATTCCTCGCAAAATACTCTAATAGTTGTCATAGTTACTCCTATATTTATGACGCATCTCCCCAGACATCATCCCACTTTCCAACCATAGCACCCTTTGCGTAGTCAGTGCTGCGGTTCTCAAAAAAGTTAGTGTGTGTTGGGGCGTTAATCATTGCTTCTACCCAAGGTAACGGGTTACGTTTTACTCTGAAGAGACCTTTCATGCCTAGGCTAATTAGCCTTCTATCTGCGATATAACGAATGTATTTCTTGACTTGTTCTGCAGTTAAATCTTCCATCGCTCCCATACTGAAAGTTAAGTCGATAAACTTGTCTTCTAACTCGACCATTCTTTCTGCGATAGTGTAGATTTTACTTTTTAGATCGTCTGTCCAAATGTCTCTGTTTTCTTCAATGTATGTACGGAACAACTTGATCATAGACTCAGCATGCATTGTCTCATCAACAATACTCCAAGTTACAATCTGGCCCATACCTTTCATCTTCCCATGTCTGGGAAAGTTTAGTAACATAATAAATGAACTAAACAACTGCATTCCTTCCGTAAACGCAGAAAATACCGCAATGTGTTTTGCGGTTGAAGACCTATCGCCGTTCTTCGAAGATATTCCAAGAACATAGTCGTGCTTCTCTTTCATCTCTTGATATTCGAGAAACTCAGAATAGGTAGATTCAGGCATCCCCACAGTTTCTATTAGATGCGAGTAAGCAGCGATGTGCAGCGCCTCACGAGCGGCAAACCCCATAAGCATCATTCGAACCTCTGGTTGAGGAAAATATGGTAAATAATTTTTTACGTATCCACCGGCGACATCAATGTCACCTTGCGTAAAAAACCTAAAGATATTCGTTAAAAAATATCTTTCTTCGTCGGTAAGTTTTTTCTTCCAATCTTTTACATCTTCCAACATTGGAACTTCTGTATGAAGCCAATGACTCTGTTCATGTTTGAGCCATGCATCATACGCCCAAGGATAGTTAAAAGGCTTAAAGTAAGTTCTCTCGTCTGTTAAAACTAATTCTTCCTTTTTCATATTATCCCTCACAGGCTAGACACAGATCGCCTTCAACGATTGCTTTCATATCTAGTTCCTTGATTGCTTCCCTTTCTATTCTCTTTGCGACTTTATCTGCTTTTCCTATCTTCTCCGAACGGCAATAGTATAAAGTCTTCAATTTTTGTTTCCACGCCATAAAGTGTACTGCGTGAATATATTTTAAATTTGCATCAGGTCTAAAAAACAAATTCAATGACTGTGCTTGATCAATGAAAGTTTGTCGATCTGCGGCGTGTTGTACAATCCATCTCTGGTCTATTTCCATAGATGTTTTGAATACGTCTTTTTTGTAATCATCTAACCAAGTAAGATGTTGAACAGAACCATCATTTGCGATGATCGAACTCCAAGTATCTTCATACCAGTTAGTAGGTTTTTCTTTGGACTCTTCTGCAATAAGTTCATCCAAATACTTATTCTTATGTAAGAATGAGCCTGAAAGAGTATCTTGACGATACGCATTTGCTCTATACGGTTCAATAGACGGTGACGTGTTACCCATAATGATAGACGATGATGCGTTAGGTGCAATCGCCATCATATGACAGAAACGTTTTCCCGTTCCATTAGCGTCAGGTGCGACACCACGTTCTTCACCCAACTCTAGATTTACTTCATTTAATTTCTTACTTATATAGTTGAACATTCTGTTGTTAGCGGAGACAGCCATCGCACTCTCCCACGCAAGATTGTTCTTCTGTAGATACGCATGAAATCCTAGCGCACCGATACCGATACTTCTCTCACGCATTGCACTATACTTAGCACGAGAGATAGCGGCGGGAGCATTGTCAATAAAATACTGAAGAACATTATCTAGCATCTCTGCGACATCACGCAAGAACTGCGGATTCTTACTCCACGAATCATAGTACTCAAGATTGACAGACGATAAACAACATACAGCCGTTCTGTCTTTATCTGTAGGTAGAATGATTTCAGAGCATAGATTAGATTGTCTGATAGACAATCCTAAGTCTTTCTGTGATTGTGGCATCGCTTCGTTAGATGTATCAATAAAGTGAATGTACGGTTCGCCCGTCAGCATTCTATTTTCGATAATCTTTTGCCACAAATACTTGGCTGAAATAGTTTCACGAACCTCACCACTGTTTGGATCTTTCAATTCCCACGTATCATCATAATTAGAATCGATCATACATTTTTCGATTATATTCATAAAGTCGTCTGTGATGTTGACGCCGTGGTGTAAATTTAATGCTCTCATATTAGGATCGCCAGTAGGCTTTCTCATTTCTAAAAACGAAATAATATCTGGGTGTGAGATGTCAAGATACGTTGCGTAACTACCTCGACGAGTTCTACCTTGCCGGTATGCAAGGCAACTTGCGTCGTATGTTTTAAGGTGTGGCATAATACCAACAGACTTTTCATCCGAACTGCGAATGCCCACACCAATACCAACACCCCCACCGAGCATACTTAACCAGTTAACTTCAGACAAGCATTCGACTAAACCTTCTGCGCTATCGTGCAGATAAGGCAAAAAACACGAGATAGGCAATCCTCGTGCACTTCTACCAAACGACAATATTGGTGTGGAGTAAGACAGCCAATGGCGACTGCTGTAATCGTATAATCTTTGTGCGTGTTCTGGGTTACTTCCAAACTGTGAACTTACAAATGCAAATCTTTCTTGCGGTGACTCTTCATCCTCCCTCATGTAAGACTCTTTGAGTCTTTTGATTCCTAATTCATCAAACAATTGATCTCGTGAATATTCTACGGTGATTCCATGTACTACTTCTTTCATTTCTTTTTATATTCTCCAACCGTTAAACTCTAGCAGCAATCTCGCTCCTGAAAACGTTCTTGCTTTGATAGTAGAAATCAATTCATTCGACTCAATTGACGATTTCACTATCATGTCATTTATGTCTTTTTCGCAATACGATTTTGGCCATATGCATAGAGAAAATCCCTCATCAATTGCTTTCTGCATATTTTTAACGATTTGATCGTTTCGTGGTTCGTTATCGTATATCAAAACAAGTTTATCTTTCGGCAGATGATCTGCCACGACTCTCAAGTTTGCATTACCGGAAGCTACACTATTAGGTAAAAACAAACTATCAATCGGTCCCTCTGTCACATAGATTGGTTTAGCCAAGTCTATGTTATGTATACCAAAAATCATAGGATCATCTTCATCGATCTTTAGATTTAGGTATCTAAACTGTTCCCCTCGAATGCCTCTCGCTGTTAATCCGACAAGTTTATTATCCTTATTGTAGAATGGAAGTACCATCCTAGGCTCGTTTGTGATAATCTTGTCTTCGTATCCAGGTGCTAATTTTTTAAGATCTTGTATATTCTCGACATAGTAAAGGGTATTATATCTATCTTCAGGAATCTTTCTAGAACGCACGTATTCAACGATTTCATGATCTTCACTCAAATTTTTTATTGGCGTTAAAATTCGATCGAACAATGTTTCCGTTTGAGAGTTTCCAAACTTGAGTGGTTTGAAAACATATCCATGATCCTTGTGGGGCTTGCGTCCAGTGTCGCCCTCAGAGTACCGTTCCAATTGATACTCTTTATATAGATTCGAATTAACATGCTTAATTAGATTTCCAAGGCTCATTCCAACTAAACAGTTGTGACAGTGATAGAAAAGTCCACCTTTCTTCGGAAAGATGTATCCTCGGGCTTTTGTCTTGCTCTTCTTACTGTCACCGCATACTGGACATCGGAAGTTGAAATCACCACTTCCTTTGCGTTTGAATTGATCTAGGTGTATA